ATTAAAGATTACTATAAGGATCGTTACGGTCAGGTTACTCAACTTACCCCGTCAAGTGAAGGGGTGTCCTTAGAGGCAGGGGAAGTAGCAGAAAAACTTGATGACCTCTTCAACTAATGCTAGTTACTCCAGACACATACGAATCGGTTCTTACAGACCTTGAACAGTATACAACTTGGGTTGTAGACGTAGAAACTAATGGTTTGGATTGGCACGGTAAAAATCAGATTTGTGGGATTGGGGTAGCTGTCGAAACTGGGGATACATACTATTTCCCGTTTAGGCACTACCCTTCCCTTGAATCCGTGAATTTACACCCCCCACAACTGTACCAACTAATGGAAGCTATGAACAATCGTTCTACGCTTATTGGGTATAACATCAAATTTGACTTACATTTCTTAGAGAAAGATGGTCTTGTTGTAGCTGATAAAGAACTTATTGATGTAATTGTATTAGTTCGTCTTACAGAACCCGCTGACATCAGAGAATTTTCCCTTACCGCTACAATTAAACGCAGCTACGGCGAAGAAGCGGCAGCATACGATATAGATACAAAGAAAATTCTGCGTAAGAATAAATGGAACAAAGATTTTTCTCAGGCTCCCCCTACGATTCTAGGCCCTTATTGTGAAAAGGATGTTGAATATACGTGGAAATTATATCAAGATCGTTTAGTAAAACTAGAACGAACTAAACAAACAAAGATTTTTGATTTAGAAAAAGAACTAACGCACGTTTTATACACAATGGAAAAGCGTGGGGTACGTGTAGATAGCGAGTACGCACTGGAATCGGCAGGTAAGATTTTACAGAGACAAGAACAGATCAAGGAACGTATTTTTGAAACGGTTGGTCGTGAATTTTTACTTACAAGCCCCGTTCAAGTGGGTGAAGCCTTTGAGTCATTAGGGGTTGAATCCTCCGTGCGGACATCTAAAGGTAACGCATCGTGGGGAGAGGAAGCGTTAGCACAGATAAATCACCCTGTAGCGGGGTACATAAGACAATATAGAACGCTAGATAAACTTAGAGCGACTTACCTAGAACCGTATTTTGATAAGGACTTAGTGCATACAACATTTTGTAATTGGGGAACATTAACGGGGAGACTTTCATCGAGAGACCCAAATCTTCAAAATTTACCCCGCACTCATTTTAGACTCTCTGACGAACCCTTGACAACAGAGGAACGAGAAACGGTACGTGGAAGGATTTCTGCGGCGGTTGCGTCGAAGGGGGGAACCTTAAACGAGGAACTATCAGATGAGGTTGTTGATACGTGGGGCTTTATCGGGGATGAATCATACGACGGGAAAGTGAAAGACCAAATTTCTATCCGAAGATTGTTTATCCCCCGCCCTGATTACACTTTAGTAGGATTTGATTATTCTCAAATGGAGGTTCGGGTATTTTTAGATTATTTCCGTAACCCTGATATTGATGCTTTACTAAAGAAAGAAAATGTGGATTTCCACGGTGAGGCGGCTACGTTAGCGTTTGGGGTAAAAGAGGATGATTCTGAGTATAAATACTACCGTCAAATGGCAAAAGCAATTACCTTTGGAACTATTTACGGAATAGGCGCACGTAAGCTTGGGGTTCAGCTTGGAGTAAGTATGGCGCAAGCAACTGCGTATAAGAGGCAATATTTTCAAGGTTTGAGAGGGTCTAAACAATTCTTTGAAAAAGTTGTACGGGTTGTGAGTAGCCGTGGCTGGATAAAGAATAGGTACGGTCGTTTATACGTTGTTCCTAAAGATTTAGCTTATAAAGGCGTAAACTATCTTGTGCAAGGTACTAGTGCGGATATTCTTAGTGAGAGAATGATAGAAGTAGATAAATACCTAGCAGACAAGAAAAGTAATATCTTGGTGCAGGTTCATGATGAAATTATTTGTGAAATACATAAGGACGAATTTAAGGACGCACCACGACAGATACAAGATTTATTACAACAGAATTCGTTAGGTATCCCGCTAGAGGTTGATGTTGAAATGTGTTCTCCTTCTTGGGCTAATAAATATACTTGGCCTCCAAAGGAGTTTGCGTTGACAGAGTTACCTAAACCTGTTACAATTAATGACTATATAGATTGGAATTAAGGAGAAGAAAATGGCTAAAGTTGGATTGAAATTAGGGTTTACTTTCAGAGTTGGCCCTCTAGACACCAATCAGTACGCACGTATTGATTGTGAAGTACATGACATTGATACCGATATGGATATCCCCACACAGCTTGAAGGAACTGAACTTGCATTAGGACAAATGTGGGCGCACGTTCGAGATGAAGTAGATAAGAATATTGATGAAGTACTGAATGAAGGCTCATCGAAATGAGTCACGGGAAAGAGCTAACCAGAGCAGTGGTTCTTGAGCAAGTGTTAGCGGAACGGGAACTCCAAGATTTAAAGTGGGGGGATCAAACCTTCAATTCTGATGATCATTGGACAGTTATCCTAACAGAAGAACTTGGGGAAGTGGCACGAGAAGTGTTTGAAAGTAGAGAAACTGACATGTATAACGAAATTATTCAATGTGCGGCGGTTTGCTTTGCGTGGGCAGAAGCCTGTAACAACCGTAAAAAACAATTACCTAGGGGGGTTTAGATGGAGACAGATTCTGAGAAAGTTATTGAAGGTTTACTTAAAGATAAGAAACTAAATCTGTTTCGTGGAGATGATAGTGCTTTTGAATATTCTAGAATACCTTTCAACATTCCAGCCCTCGATAGATTAACGGGTGGGGGAATAGCGAAGAAGCGTCTAACTCTAATCTATGGGCCGACTAACGTAGGTAAGTCTTATCTAGCGTCACAAATCTGTGCTAATGTTTTAAAGTCAGGCGGACAGGCAGCTTGGATTGATACAGAACTATCATGGGATTCTGATTGGATGGCACGATGCGGTGTAGATACGGCAAAAATCATCGTAGGGCAACCCGAAAGCGGAGAAGAAGCAATGGATACCATACGCACCCTACTGGATGCGTCCTTTGATTTAGTAGTATTAGATAGTATTGCTGGTCTCGTACCCCATAAAAATTTAGAAGAGGACTTCTCATTTAATCCAATGGCGTGGCAAGCACGTTTTGTGAACTCTTCATTACCTAAAGTTCTTCCAAGTTTATCTAATGGTGGAGCGTTGGTAGCCGTCAATCAAGTTCGTAGTAGTATCGGCCCTGTGGCATTAGATAATATGCCCGGCGGGTTAGCGCAATCGTTCTTCGCACATGCACTTTTGCAGGTACGTCGTAAAGGTTGGATAGAGGAAAATGGTACGAAGGTAGGCTTTGACATGGAAGTTAGATTACGTAAAACTAAGATCGGTGGAGAAAATTGGAACTCTGCGGCTGTACCTTTTAGAGTGGATGGGGGGATAGATATTTTAGAGAGCTACATTAGAGAAGCTTTAAATAAGAAACTAATTACACAAGCGGGGCCATGGTATACTCATAAAGAACAAAAGTATATGGGTCTGAACGGGTTAAAGAAAAGCTTCCTAGAAGATGAACAATTACTAGAGGAACTAAAAAATAGTGTTACCTAGAGACTATACTGACCAAGAGAATATAATTGCTGACTATTTATCTGAATGGGGTATACGTCACGAAACGCAAGCACCCTTTCCACCGTACACGGTAGATTTCTATATACCTGAACTTAGTATGGTAATTGAAGCGGACGGTGTGTATGGACATTTGGGTAAACGAGATAGAATACGAGACCGGAAACTAATAGAGACCGGAGATATACAAATCGTGTTACACTGTAAAGAAACAACTAAAAGTAAGATAAAGGAATTTCTATGGCGGGAATTAAACAAATTGGCACAACCACAGGGATAAAAAAGAAAACTACAAAACGTAAGTCTAGTCCTAGAGTTAGTAATCAAGATAAAGATTTCCTCAAGATGTTAGATGAACACTTAAAGGGTAAGATGTCTCCACATCGTGGGCAGGTGTTTTATCCTTCCGCATTAGGTAGTACCTGTGATAAGTACCTCTATGCATCTTTTAATGGTTTTCTTCCATGGGAAGATTTAGACCCTAGAGTGAAACGTATCTTTGATACAGGCTCGTCGCTAGAAGATCGTATGGCTAAATATTTTACAAAGATGAATATTCTTATCGCTCGTGAGCAGCCGTTAAAGTTAGCGTCTCCTCCTATTAGTGGGCGATTAGATTTCTTGTTACGTCATCCCACCAAAGGGGAAGTGGTGGTAGAACTAAAGTCAATTAATGATAAAGGATTTAACGATCTAAAAAGTTCTCCTAAACAAGATCATTTTATTCAGCTACAAATTTATTTAAACTTACTAAATAAAGATTATGGAATTGTACTGTATGAAAATAAAAACGACCAAAAATTGAAAGCTTTTAAAGTACAGCGAGATATAAAAGTTTGGGAAACTTTGTTGGAACGATGTATAAACATTATGAATATGTCAGAGTTACCAGCTACTTGCACTGGAGATGTTTGGTGTAAATGTAAAGGGATAGATACCCGCGGATTAGCTGTAGAATATTAAGGAGTAAAAGATGGTTAACTATAAAGAGGGTGAAAAAACTACGGGGTGGACTCCAATGAAAGCATTGGGTAATGTTCGACGTAGATTGAAATCTGATTTACAAGTTTCTTCTTTTGATGTCGATATTTCTAATCTTCCAAAGTTACCTTTAGGCGATTATGCTACTACTTCAAACGAAGGTCTGGAAAGTTATTTAGCTATGTTTGGTGGATATACAAGTTATCTTGAAGCTGAAGTGGCAAAACTTGACAGTACCCTGTCCGCTTTACAAGCGGCGTTTGACGATGGGATAGCTAAGGCTATGAATAATATAGCGACAGAGCGTGAAGAAGCGGGGAAGAAAAAGCCAACACGAGAAGAATTACGTGGGGAAGCCTTGAACTCTTACCCACAATTATGGGAGTTACGTAAGGAAGTTATTGAAACGGAAGCGGCGGTGAAGCAGTTGAGTGGGACACTTAAAGCTTATGACAAAGCTTACGCCTCAGTGTCACGGGTCGTGGGTCTCCGAACAATGGGAGAGCGTCCCAGATGAATTATTTAGGTTTAGATTGTTCTTCAAAGGCAGTTCACGGGGTAATTGTAAATGACGAGGAGGGGATAGTTTCTAAATTGAAATTTCATTCGACCCCTAAAGATTCTTTTGATAACAGACTTTTTCAAATATTTGATAATTTTTCGGTGTACTTAGAGAACGAATTAGAGTATAATGATATACAATGTTCTGCAATTGAAGCAGCCATATATATCCAAAACGCTCGTACCACCATGGAAATTTCTGGGGTGGTTAGTGTTGCGAAATATTTGTTGCACACTAAAGGAATTCTTTGTTATCCTGTTGATAATAGAAGTTGGAAAAAACAAATTTTAGGTAAGGGTAATGCAGGGAAACCAGACATTAAAAATTTTGCGGTAGAGAAGTGGGGAGATATTTTCCCCGAACAAGATTATGCTGACGCTGCGTGTATCGCACTGTGGGCTAAAAGGCAAGGAGAAGTCAATGGCGGATAAACCTGTAACTTTTTACATGAATACGAAGGCGGTTCCGGAGGCCCCCGTGTATGAGGATAAGTTCCCAGAAGGAACCACGTTAGAAGATTTAAAGCAAGAACACGGGGTTGTAGTGTGGTGTAAGTATTTAGCGTGTATAAATAATAAACAATTTAAAGATACCCAAAGAACTACGGGGGCATTACGAAAGAACAGTAGCTATAAACCTATTGGTGTAAAAGACAATGTTTGGGAAGGGGTTTGCACAAGAGATGAAATTGGGGTGGGGTTTCAAGAATTTTTTTCTAATGGGGCTAAATTTAAAGTACCTATGTGTTTCAATGCGGCTACTAATAAGACAGGCTACATGGATTTTAGTAAAATGTTACAATCAAACGGTACGCCATATGGAGGCAATATTGATTCTCAATCTCCAGAGCATGGAACTGAAGCGTTTGGAGTACACTAATGCCTAGAATAATATCACCGGAAGTTCGATTAGAAGCTATGGGTTTGTATGTTTCTGGGGAGCATTCAGCGAAACAGATTACCCAAAAACTTTCAG